ACCAGTTTTATCAACGACGCCATTTCTTTTGAGTTCCCACAGCTCGTTGACAGCCTCTTCACGACTGATATCAAGTCGCGCAGCCAGTTCTACCGACGTGGCTTTTCCCATTGCTTTCAGTGCGTCAAATACAGTTTCCATTAAAACGTCCTCCAACAAAAATTACTTCGCAATTCCTGGCTGACCAACATTCGGACGCCAGCTCTCCCAGTTAAAATTCACCCATCGCCCGCCGTTCATGGTCATGCGATCCATAATCCGCTCACCGAGCAATGTTTTCATGGCCTCATAGTTCAGGTTTGTCAGCATCCCCACGCTGCGCATCGACGCTGTCCGGCGATCAACAATCTGATGCAGCACCACCTGCTCGTTTTTCGTCTCGCGCTGAATGCCAATTTCATCAAGAACCAGCAGATCCACTTCGCACAGCTCCCGCAAAAATTTTTCGCCTGACTGCCCGTCGTCATAGCTGGCGTGCAGGGCGCTCATAACATCAGCCACGGTAACCACAATCACTGTCTGACCGTCTTTCAGCAGGCGATTCCCGATAGCTGCCGCTAAGTGATTCTTCCCGGTACCAGGTTTTCCGCTGAACGAAAAATTTGTACACCCGGTCATCAGTTCATCGGCGATGGATTTCGCCTGGCTTAACGCGTATCGCTGGCCGTCGTTCTGCACCTGGTAATTCGCAAACGAGCATTTACGGTGCAACGGCTGGATGCCAGAGCGATTCAGAATTTTTTCCACCCGCAACTGACGATTCAGGCGGTTGATCTCCTCGCAACGTTTCTGTCCTTCAGCAAGTTGCCACTCACGCCACTCCGCAACCGTTCTGAATGGGGCGGTTACATGTGGTGGGGTCAGTCTGCGGATACGCTCCAGAACGCCGCCTGTCGCAATATTTTTCATGGTCTGTTACCCCCTGAAGCCTGGCGGGATCGCACTATCCGGTAGCGAAACGGTGTTAACCTGCCGGAGTAACGTCTCAGGTCGAACACCTTTCGGCGCGAACAAGCCCTGGTATTCATTGGCGATGCTGTGTCGAATCACCTGCTCAGGTGAAAAACCCTGCTGGCGGAATTTTTCCAGCTCCCGTATCGCCCCGTTAGCGCCCTGCTCCGTTCGAATCGGTTTACGCAATGCCTGGCGAAATTCAACCCACTCACGCCAAAGCGAGACAGAAATCCAGTTCGGCAAAGCAATATCCAGAGGGTCAAACTTTTTGACACCTCGATTCCCCCGGGGGGGATTTAGGGGGGGATCTGTTTTTAGATCTTTATCTGTATCTTTATTAGTTGCCTTTGTGTTGACATCATGTTCAAACACTACTTCAACATCTGTTTGAACACCTGTTAAATTTCTCTCTTGTTTTTTTTGAACATCTGCTTCCTTTCTGCTTCTTCTGGCCTGAACAGATGCTTTTCCTGCGGCTGATTTTTTGGTTAATTTTTCCCTGACTGATGCCAGATCTTCCTCAATCCGAAGATGCACCCATTCCTCGCCGTTATCGCAAAAAAACTCCTGCAAGGATGGTTCAACATCAGCCCATCGCTCGTTAGTCAGACGGGCAATTTTTGCCAGTCTGTTTTTAGGTATTGGCTTTCCTGTTTGCCAGTAATTGAACATCAGCAACAAATACGCACCATGCTCCTCTGCTGACAAATGCATGGTGTCAGCCAAGTAATCAGCTATGTACAGTTGCATGTATGGTAATGCGGCCATAATTGCCCCGTATGATGCTGCCCGGTGGCTTAGAATAAGCACAAACAGCATGGAAACTTTTGCTTAATGAACAATGACAGAATCTTCGGAAGACCCGCCGCCGCTGAAATGCGCTTTCCGGTAAACGGCCTGGACTGCATCATCATGCGCATCAATTGCCGTACTCAACGCTTCCTGCGCCGCCAGTAATGCACGGCGTTCCAGGGTATCGAAGATGCAGAGTCGGTGACGCAGCTCGCGCGGAATAATTGCCAGAACCGCAGGGATCAGTTTCTGAATTTTTTCCCTTTGCGCTTTCGTTTCACCTTTCAACCAACGGTGATAGATATTCTGCTGATTGTTCCAGTCCTTGCCTGGTACCAGGGGCAATTCGCCGCCCCCCTGGCGCAGATATTCTTCAGTAATTGCGTTAGCGACCCACGCCTGCCCTTTTTCGGCTGCCAGGGCTAACAACACTGATTCGATGTGCTCATGCCTGATTTTCATGAATCAACTCCTGTGCATTTGGTGTGTTAGCCTTACATCCAACAGGTAAACCATCGGTCGGATTCGGGTAGATATCAGGCCGGAGTTCATGAGGTGTAACCTCGAAATTCGTTACTTCAGCAACACGTAATGCTTTTTCAGGGCTGAATCTTTCATAGCCCCCCAGCACTCGACTTACATGCACCTGAGATAAACCCGTTAGCTTCCCAAACTGTAACTGGGTGATATGTTTCTCTTTTAAATAGTCTCTTAAGTTCATAGCCAACCTTCTACGTTATGCCTCGAACAAATATTAGCTACACTAATTTTAAAGATCAACAGTCAGACTGTCTTTGATAATATTGGTAAAACAAATAAACTCTATGTATGAAAAAAACACGCGAAGTGATTGCAACTCCAGAAGCGAGCAAGAATTTAAAAGCCGCATGGAATGCAAGAAAAAAAGAGCTGAAGCTGACTCAAGAGCTGGCGGCTGAGTTGTTGGGATTCGAATCTCAAGGCACCGTTAGCCAGTATCTGAACGGCAAGATACCGGTAAATACCGACGCTGCGCTAAAATTTGCGGCTCTGTTAAAGGTAAAACCAGAGGACATTCGAGAAGACCTTAAAGACTTAATGAATTATGTAAGATCATCAGATACTTATGATGATAGCTTTTCAGGCAAAGGATGGAGGCTGGTCAATGAAGAACAGGCAGAGTTACTTAACCTCTTCGAGATTCTACCTGCGTCAGAAAAAGCCAAACTCCTTAACCAGCTACGTGGACTAAACAAGCTCTATGAGGAAGCCTTCGAGAACATGCTGGCACTAAAGAAACGTAACCAGTAGCCACCACTCACTACCCTATCCACAACAAAAAAACCGACGTCTTAGTCGGTTTTTTTGTGCCATAACTTCTGCAAATCAGCTGTGTAACTAATATTTTTCCCTTGAAAAAACATTTACATAGTTACTAAATCAAAAACATCATACGCCATACTGTTGACTTAAAATATCCGCGTTACTAATATTCCAATCAAGAACAGCACGGCGCTGTAGGTTTTAGTTCCGCCACCCGGCGTTAAGGGGAAATGAGGTCAACATGGATACTATCGATCTTGGCAACAACGAATCTCTGGTATGTGGCGTGTTTCCAAACCAGGACGGCGCGTTCACCGCAATGACGTATACCAAAAGCAAATCGTTTAAAACCGAAGCTGGCGCACGTCGCTGGCTTGCCAAAAATACCAGCTAAACCATTTATTGGATTAATTCAATATTCTTGCTGTAGGGGTATAGCCGAGGCCACCAAAGCCCGGAGGTGGTGAAATAAAACCGGGCACAACACGAAGGCGCATTTCCGGTATCCATAAAGAGTCGGTCTTGTCTGTTAAATTTAAATGGTGGGAGTGCGCCTCCGGTTGTAAATAACGACATTGCTATGTGTAGTCTTTGGCGGCATCAGTTCTACTCCGTGGCTGCCCTGCCGCCCCTTTTTAAAGTGAATTTTGTGATGCGGTGAATGCGGCTAAGCGCACGCGGCACAGTTAAAAGCATCAGTGTTATGGGTGGATTATCCGGCGTTAATTGTTAACTGGTTAACGTCACCTGGAGGCACCAGGCACCGCATCGACAAAATTCATTTGTAAAAATGGAGATAATTATGATTGCTCATCACTTCGGAACTGATGAAATACCACGTCAGTGTGTGACTCCTGGCGATTATGTTCTTCATGAAGGTCGGACATATATCGCCTCGGCAAACAATATTAAAAAGCGAAAACTTTATATTCGTAGCCTGACTACAAAAACATGCATTTCTGACTGCATGATTAGAGTCTTCCTCGGTCGTGATAGTTTACCTGTAAAGGCGGAGTCATGGTAATGACTAAGAAAATAAAATGTGCTTATCACCTTTGCAATAAAGAAATTGAAGAAAGCAAAATCATTACAAGACCACTTCATTTCATGCGTGGAGTTATACCAACGACGGAAATGAAAAAATATTGTAGTGAAATCTGTGCCGAAAAAGACCAGATGGCACACGAACTTTAATTAACTGACTATCCGAAACTGAATTTATGCCAGCAATGGCAGGGATTCGCTCAACCTTAATTAAGGAGAAAAACATGATTACCAGTTATGAAGCCACTGTTGTTACTACTGATGACATTGTTCACGAAGTTACCCTGGAAGGAAAGCGTATTGGCTACGTGATTAAGACAGAAAATAAAGAAACCCCATTCACTGTGGTTGATATCGACGGTCCATCAGGCAACGTTAAAACACTTAACGATGGTGTTAAAAAAAATGTGTCTGGTGCACATAGGAAAGAATCTGCCCGCAGAAAAAAAAGCCGAATTTCTGGCAACTCTGATTGCAATGAAATTAAAAGGTGAAATCTGAAAAAAAGAAAGCCTGCACACTGTGCAGGCCTGAGTGAAGAAACTGGGACATTTATTCATCACTCGCATTAATTTTAATCTGAGTTGAGGTTAAAAAACAATGAGCACCGATAAACAAGTTTACCCACTGTATTACGAAGCAAAAAATGACAAAGTAAGAAAACGTCTCGGTATTAAAGGCGGTTTCTACTGGGCTGAAGCGAAAAAATTATCCATTGCCATCTCCCGTGGTGCTGTTGCGATTGACGATGCTGGCTACGATGAAGATGACTTTAAAAAACCTGTTCGCGTCAATTTGCCCGTTGTTGATGACCTTCCACCAGAAGGCGTATTTGATACGGAATTCTGCAACCGTTACGAAAAAGGCGGGGAAGATGGCATCACAATGGTATTTATTGCGCCCTCGCCCTCTGTTCAGGATAAACCAGCCAGCACTGACAATACCAACATCAACGGCGAAGACATGACTGAGATTGAGGAGAGCATGCTTCTGCCTGTCTCCGGTCAGGAACTGCCCATTCGTTGGCTTGCTCAACACGGCAGCGAAAAACCAGTAACGCACGTTTCACGCGACGAACTCCAGGCATTACACATTGCACGGGCTGAAGAACTACCGGCTGTTACTGCCCTGGCTATTTCGCATAAAACCAGTCTGCTCGACTCGCTGGAGATTCGCGACCTCCACAAACTGGTTCGTGACACTGACAAAGTTTTCCCTAATCCTGGTAATTCAGACCTGGGACTAATAACTGCTTTTTTCGAAGCATACCTGGACGCTGACTACACTGATCGGGGTCTGCTGACAAAAGAGTGGATGAAAGGAAATCGTGTTTCACGCATCACCCGCACGGCTTCCGGTGCTAATGCTGGCGGTGGGAACAAAACCGATCGCAATCCGAATTTAGTACACACCCTCGACACACTGGATGTGGAGATTGCAGCAGCCACACTTCCGATGGATTTTAATATTTATGAAATTCCGGGCAGCGTTTATCGTCGCGCAAAAGAAGTAGTCCTGAACAAAGAAAGTCCGTTCAAAGAATGGTCCGCAGCACTTCGTGCAACCCCGGGTATTCTGGACTATTCCCGCGCCGCTATTTTTGCACTTATCCGAAGCGCACACCCTGAATTTTATCACTACCCGGGACGCCTTCAGGGGTATATCAACGCCTATTTGACGGAAACTGATCACGAGAACCCCAGCAAGGAAACTCTCACAGCTGCCCGGCATACACCGGAAAAAGATATCCTGGAAGAAATTAACCGCGAGGTGGTTACTGAGCGTGAAACAGAAGAAGAAAAACCACAACCATCTGACGCAATGGCAGGTGAACAGGCAACAACTGAAACAATGGAACCGGATACAACTGAACATGGCCAGAACGCGCAGTCGCTGGATGCTCAGTCGCAGGTGAGTTCCGCTAACCAAGTAAAAGTCACCGCTGACGAAGTAAACAAAATTATGCAGGCAGCCAATATCAGCCAGCCTGACGCCGATAAGTTACTTGCTGTATCGCGTGGTGAATTTGTTGAGGGGATTAGCGACCCTAATGATCCGAAATGGGTCAAGGGGATCCAGACTCGCGATTCTGTGAACCAGAACCAGCATGAATCGGAACGGAACGACCAAAAAGCGGAACAAAACAGCCCAAATGCGTTACAAAACGAGCCAGAAACGAAACAATCCGAACCAGTAGCGCAACAGGAACCGGAAAAAGTCTGCACCGCCTGCGGTCAGAGCGGTGGCGGCAACTGCCCTGATTGTGGCGCGGTGATGGGCGACGCAACATACCAGGAAACATTCGGTGAAGAGAATCAGGTTGAAGCTAAGGAAAAAGATCCGGAGGAAATGGAAGGCGCTGAACATCCGCACAATGAGAATGCTGGCAGCGATCCGCATCGCGATTGCAGTGATGAAACTGGCGAAGTCGCAGATCCCGTAATCGTAGAAGACATAGAGCCAGGTATTTATTACGGAATTTCGAATGAGAATTACCACGCGGGTCCCGGTGTCAGTAAGTCTCAGCTCGATGACATTGCTGATACTCCGGCACTGTATTTGTGGCGTAAAAATGCCCCCGTGGACACTACAAAGACAAAAACGCTCGATTTAGGAACCGCTTTCCACTGCCGGGTACTTGAACCGGAAGAATTCAGTAACCGCTTTATCGTAGCACCTGAATTTAACCGCCGTACAACCGCCGGAAAAGAAGAAGAGAAAGCGTTTCTGATGGAATGCGCAAGCACAGGAAAAACGGTTATCACTGCGGAAGAAGGCCGGAAAATTGAACTCATGTATCAAAGCGTTATGGCTTTGCCGCTGGGGCAATGGCTTGTTGAAAGCGCCGGACACGCTGAATCATCAATTTACTGGGAAGATCCGGAAACAGGAATTTTGTGTCGGTGCCGTCCGGACAAAATTATTCCTGAATTTCACTGGATCATGGACGTGAAAACCACAGCGGATATTCAACGATTCAAAACGGCTTATTACGACTACCGCTATCACGTTCAGGATGCATTCTACAGTGACGGTTATGAAGCACAGTTTGGCGTGCAGCCAACTTTCGTTTTTCTGGTTGCCAGCACAACTGTTGAATGCGGACGTTATCCGGTTGAGATTTTCATGATGGGCGAAGAAGCAAAACTGGCAGGCCAGCAGGAATATCACCGCAATCTGCGGACCCTGGCTGACTGCCTAAATACCGATGAATGGCCAGCTATTAAGACGTTATCACTGCCCCGCTGGGCTAAGGAGTATGCAAATGATTAAGCAACCACCTATCGCAAAAGCCGATCTGCAAAAAACTCAGGGAAACCGTGCACCAGCAGCAGTTAACGATAAGGATGTGCTGTGCGTGATTAACAGCCCGGCAATGAAAGCGCAACTGGCAGCAGCTCTGCCACGTCACATGACAGCGGAACGCATGATCCGCATTGCTACAACAGAAATCCGTAAAGTACCGGAACTAAGAAACTGTGACTCGACGAGTTTTATCGGTGCCATCGTACAGTGTTCACAGCTCGGACTTGAGCCAGGTAGCGCCCTCGGTCATGCATATTTACTGCCTTTTGGTAATAAAAACGAAAAGAGCGGTAAAAAGAACGTTCAGCTAATCATTGGCTATCGCGGCATGATTGATCTGGCTCGCCGTTCTGGTCAAATCGCCAGCCTGTCAGCCCGTGTTGTCCGTGAAGGTGACGAGTTTAGCTTCGAATTTGGCCTTGATGAAAAGTTAATACACCGCCCGGGAGAAAACGAAGATACCCCGGTTACCCACGTCTATGCTGTCGCAAGACTGAAAGACGGAGGTACTCAGTTTGAAGTTATGACGCGCAAACAGATTGAGCTGGTGCGCAGCCTGAGTAAAGCTGGTAATAACGGGCCGTGGGTAACTCACTGGGAAGAAATGGCAAAGAAAACGGCTATTCGTCGCCTGTTCAAATATCTGCCCGTATCAATTGAGATCCAGCGTGCAGTATCAATGGATGAAAAGGAACCACTGACAATCGATCCTGCAGATTCCTCTGTATTAACCGGGGAATACAGTGTAATCGATAATTCAGAGGAATAATTCAGCCTGGCGGTGTAATGCACCGCCAACTTGAAATATTTTTTATGAGAAAAATTATGAGATATGACAATGTTAAACCATGTCCATTTTGTGGTTGTCCATCAGTAACGGTGAAAGCCATTTCAGGATATTACCGAGCGAAGTGTAACGGATGCGAATCCCGAACTGGCTATGGTGGAAGTGAAAAAGAAGCGCTCGAAAGATGGAATAAACGAACAACTGAAAATATTAATGGAGGCGTTCATGTATAAAATTACCGCTACAATTGAAAAGGAAGGTGGCACTCCTACTAACTGGACAAGATATTCAAAATCTAAACTAACGAAATCAGAATGCGAAAAAATGCTCTCAGGAAAAAAAGAAGCAGGCGTCTCCAGAGAGCAGAAAGTAAAACTGATAAATTTTAATTGCGAGAAACTTCTGTCCTCGTGAGTTGCATTATATCCAAATTAGAACTTCATAGCTGATTATTAAAAATCAACCACACCCGCCAGTATTCTGTATATTTACTGGCGGTCATATCGTAAGAGGTATGGCAATGAATCTTGTGACACTCAAAACTTGGGGAAGACTCAGATATCCGGATAACCCACCATCAATATCAACGCTGAGACGATGGGCAAGAAATGGAAACATTTATCCTGCACCTGAACTACACGGGAGGAGTTACAGGGTGGTTCCGGAGGCTTTCTATATCAACCCAAATAAGGTTGATACCGATATAACACACCATCAGCCTAATGGGCGACAAGGGAGAGACAGTCCGTTACTGGAGAAGTTAAAACATGCAGCGGAAAAAATACGATCCCAATTTGCCTAGAAACTTAACATATCGAAGGAGGGACAAAGCATATTACTGGCGCAACCCTCTGACGAAAGAAGAATTTACACTAGGTAAAATTTCAAGAAGAAATGCAGTAGCGCAGGCAATTGAAGCAAATCATTATATATACAAAAACTACTCTCCTGCTGCCTTAATCGAAAAGCTTAAAGGGTTCGACTCATTTACTATGGCAGACTGGATTGAACGTTACAAAACGATTCTTATAAGGAGAAAAGTGTCCAGAAATACTTATAAAATTCGGGTAAATCAACTGGAGACAATAAAAGAAAAATTAGGAGGAATTTTACTGACAGAAATAACCACTCGCCATATTGCCGAGTTTCTTGATTTGTGGATTGAAGGAGGGAAAAACACGATGGCAGGATCAATGCGTTCTGTGTTATCTGATATGTTCCGCGAAGCCATTGTTGAAGGACGTATATCTCAAAATCCAGTAACGCCAACAAGAGCACCGAAAATAGTAGTTACAAGAGAACGGCTGAAACTAAAGACATACAACTGCATCAGGGAGGCAGCAGATCAACTTCCGGCATGGTTCCCATTGGCTATGGACTTAGCCCTTGTAACAGGACAACGTCGCGAAGACATAACGAATATGCGGTTCAGTGATATTTATGATGATCGCCTCCACATCAGGCAAATTAAGACAGGAATGATGATTGCTATCCCCCTGTCACTCAGCCTTCCTGTCGCTGGTCTACGTCTTGGTACAGTAGTTGAACGGTGCCGCCTGGTAAGCCGGGGAGATTTTCTAATCAGTGCCGGGATGAGAAAAAACAGCCCTGACGGCAGCATTCACCCGGACGGCCTGACAAAAAAATTTGTCGCAGCCAGAAAATTAACAGGTATCCAGTTCAGTGAAAACCCACCAACTTTTCACGAGATCAGAAGCCTGGCTGGACGATTATACAAAGAAACATGTGGAGAAGAATTTGCTCAGCGTCTACTTGGCCACACATCGGAGAAGACAACAAAAATGTATCTTGATGAGAGAGAAAAAACGTACTTACTGCTCTGATTTTAACGTAAATGGATTGTTAAATGTATTTTAGTTGTGATATAACCAAAAAAGACCGGAATACAGAAATTCGAGTAAATTTCGGGGAATTTCGGGGAGACGTTTGCAACTGATTGATTTTAAATACAATTAAAAAAAGACCGAATACGATTCCTGTATTCGGTCCAGGGAAATGGCTCTTGGGAGAGAGCCGTGCGCTAAAAGTTGGCATTAATGCAGGCTTAGTTGCCTTGCCCTTTAAGAATAGATGACGACGCCAGGTTTTCCAGTTTGCGTGCAAAATGGTCAATAAAAAGCGTGGTGGTCATCAGCTGAAATGTTAAAAACCGCCCGTTCTGGTGAAAGAACTGAGGCGGTTTTTTTATTGGAAATCAAAAGGCTATTTTAGGTAATTAACAGAGTTTTTCAGCTCGTTCTATAAACGGTGCCAGACTCATTTTTTCGCCGGGATTGTTAGGATCATCAATCTGAATCACCGAAATGGGTTGGGCTTTAGTCTTCCCACTGGCAACTTCCTTTTGTGCGATATCGTTTAAAGGATACTGCACGAGGGTACTTGGGTTGATGACATACAAAGCATTACCCGGTCGGCAAGTCAGCATCACCTCTTCGCGATTAAACGCCCATTTGTCTTTACCCACTTCAAAACGGCTGACGGTAATCACCTGCGGTGCAGCCAGCGCCGCTGCAGAACTGGTGAGTAACAGAAACGCCAGAATACTTTTTTTCATCAT